CGCCAGCCAGATTCGCGACACCCGCAATCGGCCCCGCGAGTGTAATCCCCGCAATTATTTCGAGGACACCCTTGACACCGCCCAGCCGGTCCCACCATTCCTTTGCGTCTTTCCCGAGCCCGGCCCAGTCAACCTGCTTGAGCCAGTCAACCAGTTTTCCGACTGCATCGGCAATCTCCTGCGCGATAGCGACACGGTTCTTGTCCAGCCAGTTTGCAAACTGGTTGACGAGCGGCCCGAGAATCGGTACAAGGTCTGCCCCGATGGCGTTTGCCAGTCCTTCAACCGACGCCTCTGCCCCTTGCAGGTCATGCCAGAACTGCACACCCTTCTCGGTATCCGCGCCCGCCAGTCCCTTGCGCGCAGCGGTCAGCTTGTCAATTTCATAGGTACCCTGCTGGATCATCGGGAGCAGTGCGGACATGCCCAGTGCAGCCGCGGCGGCCCGCTGCCCCTCCACGGTCGGGATTTTTCTGAGTGCCTCCATCATTTTCATCTGGGTCTTGTAGTAGTCGATCGACCCATCCTTGTTGGTCTGGATTTGTACGCCCATCTTTTGCATCATCGTCAGACCGGCATTGTCGCCACCGAAATACATGTTGCGGATTGTCATCTGCGAATCGCTCATCGACTGGTCGAACGATTCTGCGGAGACACCGGCCTGCTTCGCTGCGTAGTGCCATTCCGCCAGGTCCTGCGTATTCATGCCGAGCATCTTCGACGACCGGTTCAGCGAAAAGCTGAAGTTGGCGAACTTGTCGGTAACCGCTATGAGGCCACCGGCAATGCCGCCGACTGAAAGGAGGTCGAGTTTGCCTACCGCGAGCCCTGCCGAGCGCGCGACTTCACGCAGGCCCCGCTCTACTTCCTTGAAACTGGTTTTGCTTACCTGTCCGAGCTTTTGGATCGCGGCGGCGCCTTTCTTCATGGGCTTTCCCATGCCACCGAGCCCTGTATTGATTTTCTTGATTACGCCGCTCGCGACATCCTGCGCGGTAATCCTGATCTTGAACGTGTCATCCACGACGGGCCGCCCTGTTCATGAGTTCGGCATACTGGCGGTAGCGGTTGATTTCGCTCCACGTCAACGCCTTGACTTCACTGGGCTGCCAGCCCCAGAACTTTTCCATCAGCTTCACGGTTAGCTCCCAGTTTCCTGGGAGCCCTCCGCGTTTCCCTCCGGGTCGTCCTCGTCAGGCGGCGAAACCCAGCGTGTCATGTAGTTCATCGCCCGATAGAAGTCGCTTACGGCAATGCGGTTCAGTACCGGCAGCGGTACACCGGAGACAATCGAAATGAGAAACGCCATTGCTTCGAGGTTGGTCTCACGCTGCGAGCGCTTGACGAACTGGTTTAGCTGCGCATAGTCCGGCTCATGCAGTGCGATTTCTGCGTAGACGGTACTGTCGCCGTCCTTGCCGCTCATCGTAACCGGCTTCTTCAGCGTGATCGTCAGTTCTTCGGGGATCGGGGTTTTCGTCTTGGCGTCCATTGCGGTTAGCTCACGGAAACGGTCTGTTCACATACCTGCGGGCCTTCCCACTTCACTTCGAACTTCGCATCTTCCGTATCGACTTCCTGCGTATCGGTCGTGCCCATATTCCGGCCAAAAACCACCTTGCCGTTCGCGAGCGACAGGACAACCGTCGAGTTGCGCATCGTGTTGAAGTCATGTACGTCGAGGTCGCCCGCATCACGGATCGACATCGAGATTGAGCCCGCGACCGGCGTTTCTTTCCAGCCGTGAAAGCCATCCATGCCGAGCAGCGCTTCGCGCTTGACCGAAGATGGCGAGTATTTCGCCGCACCCTCAACCTGGTGGGTTATTCCGTCCACCGTGACCTGAGCAGTACCGGCAATCAGATTGCTCGACATAACGTTTCTCCAAAATAAAAAAAGCCGCCCGAAGGCGGCTTTCCCTGTAACGGCGGACCCGGTTGGTTAGCGATGCGGGTGGTGATGGTGGTGGTGGTGGTAGCGGTGGTAATGGTGATTCGCGGCGTTCGCCATTACCGGCAGCAGCAACGCGACGACGAGCAGAAAGGTTTTCATTTTTGAGGTTCTTACTGGAGGCGGAATTGAACAAGGACCGCGAAGGTACGCATCTGGTTGACCGGCGTGCCGGGCCAGAGAATATCCACGCGGTTCGGATTGGTAGCGTTCTTCACAACAACTACGTTCGCAGCGAACTCCGCACCGTTCTGTACGAAGCCCGCATCGACCCGCTCCAGATACAGCGCGATGACATCGGCCTTGATGGTCGCGGGCGTCACGAGGCCGGAATTCGCGGCAGGCTTCGTGCCGCTGTCCGCCAGCTTGACGCGCGCGAACTTGGACGACAGCATGGCTTGCAGCGTGCGAATTTCCAGCATCAACTGGAACATCGTTTCTACTTCGAGATAGCTGTCATCCGTTACGCCCTGCGCGTTTTCCTGATAGGTCGTAATGATGTTTTCCGTCATCACGGTGCCATCCGCCGCCACCGTAAATGTCGCAATGCCGTCATACAGCAGCGACTCGCGCTGGGTATTGAGGAACTGCGATTGCAGCGGCGGTGCCATTACGCCAAGCAGTGGCAGGCTTTGCAGCGGAATGCCAGGGTCGGCGCGCACGCTGACCGCGCTCTGCGCGGCGAGCGCTGCCGACCAGAGCCAGCTAGGCGTCGGGCTGTCGTAGAAGCCGACGATAGATTCGTGCTGGTTATTGCGCGTCACGCCGAGCGTCGTCAGACCGGCGTACGTTGACGAGTAGGCCGAGAAAGAGTGGCCGTACAGTTGCTCGTTAAAGCTCCACCGCCCGGTCTCGTCATTCAGGAACAGGGCTACTGCGTCGAGCGAGGCGGTGTCCGTATAGGGCAACGCGATAAAGTCGAACGTCTTGTTGCCGAGATTGCCGAGCGCGGTCGTCAGCGTCGGGTTGGTCGCGCCGTTTGCCATCGGCGTAATGGAGTAAGTCAGGCCCGCGGGCGTCGCTTCGCCCCCCGCCGTCCCGTAATAGTTGAAGCGGATATCAATCTCGTTGCCGCACAGCCCGAGATTGTGTGCCGCCAGCGTGACCGTAGCCGTTGAGACGGTCGCCGCAACCGGCATCGACGGAATGGCATTGATTGCAGCGCCGACGGCTGTGGCGATATCTGCCGGGGTCTGCGCTGCTGTCACCGGAACGCTGACAAGCTGCCCGCCGATATACAGCGCAATGGTGCCGTTGGCAGTCGGGGACGAATTGAACGTCACCGAGCCGCTGGCCTGCGTCGCGCCGACTGCATCGGCAAGCGGCAGATACCAGACCTCACCAAAGCTGTCATTCAGCCGGTACGCTTCGGTCATATTCGCCAGCATCGACCCGGCGCCGCCCTGCAATTTCGCGTCACCGGTACCGCCCGAGATAATCGGCAGGTTCGGTGTCGCGATACCCTGCGCTGTAATCTGCCCGATGATAAGCGCGCGCTGGTTGGCCTGCGCCGTATTGGCCTGCGTGTTGTCGAGTTCGAAGAACGCGCCAGGCAGGCGCAGGTTGGCCGGAATGACCTTGAACGGAACAGTGCTCATGACGTTTCCCCTTTCTCTGCATCGTCACTTTTCCCCGCAAACGGAGTGACAACAGGCGGGGCGCTGTATTCTGTATATACGTCCCCGTCATTCAGCATCTTGGTCCAGAGAATGCTGCCGTCTGGCACTTCGATACCCTCGTCCGTCAGCAGCCGTTTGGTGAACGGGTCCCTCACGGTAAGGCCCGGTGCAGGTTTGACGCGCATGGGTTGCTCCTACGTTGGAAAATCGACGGAAAACTTGGGCTCGACGGTACCGTCTGGCATTTCAACGGTCACGTCAAAGCCCTCTACAGGCGTACCAGTGAGCGCATAGAAGTCATCTACTGCCTGTACGAATTCCACTTCGAACGTCATGACCAGTTCAGCCATCGGCATTTCGCCTTCAGAACTGGTATTCATTTCGGTGTGCACTGACTTGAACTGCTGGATGCGCTGGCTACCATCGGCATTCGCCTGCACTGCCGGGTTGCCGATAATGTTCTGTTCGATCTGCTGCTTCAGGCGCTCTGCCGCCGCGCGCGCGACGCGCGACCCGGCGTCGCCTGTCTGCGCCGGCGCCTTGGTGCGCGCAATGATCTGGATGTTCGTTGTCACGTCGAACAGCGGCGCATTGCGGCCCAACGAATGCTTGGTTTCCGTATGCCAGTCCACCAGTACCCACGGATAGGCGGTCGGCGCAGTCGGCCAGTCATACGGCGAATAGACCGAAGCGCCCGCGTCCGTGGCATTGACGAGCGCCGTCACGAACGCGTCTCGCAGTTCGGTGCAGGTAGTCATCCCGAATCCTTCATGTCACAGAGGGCGTAGCTGTACCGATCAAGACGCTGGATGCGTTACCCAGTAACGCCTGAATGGGGCCTTGCGATGAAACCAGACTCAGCATCAGCTTGGCGGCACCCCGGCTATCGAAGCGCGGAGCCTCGCGCACGACATAGGTGTAGTTCACGCTCGGAATCGAGACCCGATCGTTCTGCAATGGTGGCGACGGAAACTGGGAAAGCTGTACGCCGAGGATG